TGCAGGTGATCCTGCTCCAGGGCCCCAACCAGCGCTACAAGAAGGGCAACCTGGGTGAAGGCACGCTGTGCCGCGTGCTGCCGCATAAGTACGGCGACCCGACGCTCAAAACCCTGCGCGGGCCGTACTTCCATGCACTCGGCATCACCACCGCATCGCGCCTGCCCGAGCACGCCGGGCTGAGCATCCTGTTCGGATTTTTGCGGCTGTTCCCACTGCTGGACAGCTTGCTGACGATGCAGGGCAACGCCGCGTACATGACCGCCTTCCCGGCCTTCAAACGCACCACGCCGCCTGGGGTGCTGCCTGGACTACCGGCCATGCCGTACGGCACCGATATGCGCGAGCAGTCAAGCAAAGCGCAAACGATTGAACCGGGCAAGCTGTTTCCGTTCGACGTCAATCCCATCGACCAGCCCAAATCAGGCATCGACGCCGACAAGCTCATCCACAGCATCCGCGAGATGCTGGAGTGGGCGCTCCCGTCAGTGGTGCAGGGCGTGGTGGCGTCTGATCAGAGCGGGTATGCGCTCAATCAGGCCGCGTACTTGGCGCGATTGGGTTGGGATCCCATCGTCTCGAACGCCGAGGTCGCCCTGGGCGACCGTGTGGGGTTCGAGTCATGGCTGATCGAAAACCGCATCGGGGAGAAGGTCTACGCCTGGGGCGAGCTGGAAGCAAAGAAGGGCAAGAAGACCATCGGCGGCCAGACCAAGGCGGCGTGGCTCGGCATCGGCCCCGAGGAGCTGAAAGGCGTCCACCGCTACGAGGCCAAGCTGGCGCCAAGCACGCCGTCGAACGAGATCATCGAGACGCGCGCGATTGGCGAAAAGATGCAGCTCAAGCTGATCAGCTACGAGGATGCCGTCGAGCGTGCCGGCTCCAACCCGGACGAGGTCGAAAAATCCTGGCTCTTGCACGATCTGAAGGGTAGCCAGGAGATCCAGAACGAGCTGAAGACCGCGATTTTGCAGAAGATCGCCACCATCCGTTCCGAGCGCATGGCGGCAGCGGGCCTACCGTCTATGCCAGGAATGGCTGGTGCCGGGGCTACCGGCGTTCCCGGTGGAACGCCCGGTACGCCTCCCACCGGTGGACCCGGTGGTATGCCGCCCAATCCAGTCCCGTCTCCGGGGCAGGGACTGCCGGTTGCCCCACCCCCGCCTCCTGGCGCGGGGGGAGGCGGCATGCCACCCGGCGGCATCCCCGGTGGTCCGGTGGTGCCCGGTCCACCCGCGAATGCCATGCCGATGCCCGGGGGATAAGCACCATGCCCGGCCCGCCCAACATGATGGACGCCATCGCGGACGACCTCGCGGTCTGGATCGACAAGACCGCCAACGAGGTGGCGCTGGCGTTTGCCCCTGGACGGGCGCCCTTTTCGGCCAACATCACCGAGGACCAGAAGCTGCTCTTTTACCGCTCGCAGCTCTTCAACCCGGACGGCTCGCCCAATCAGGCGGGCCGCGATCAGGAGATGGCGCGGCTCGGCGCCGACGGACTCGCCAAGGTGTATAAGGCGGTGCTCGCCAAGTGGCCCGAGCTGAAGCCACCACCCGAGCCCGAAACCGCCGTGCCGGAGCAGTGGCCAGCGCCACCTCCACCAGCGGGTCCGCCGCCCATGCCGCCAGGGATGCCGCCGCCGGGCGCTCCGCCGCCGCCGCCGATGGGCCCGCCGGGCCAGCTCACCGGCCCGCCGGGTCCGCCGCCCATCCTGCCGGTGGGTCCGCTGGGTGGGCCACCGGGTCCGCCACCGATGCTCCCTCCTCGGCCACCTATTCTGCCAGCCCACATGCGCGCCATGGCCAGTGGCGGCATCGTCACCCAGCCGACGCTGGCGCTGATTGGCGAGGCCGGTCCAGAAGCGGTGGTGCCGCTGGACAACGTGGTGGGTGGCGATCAGGAACCCCAGATCTTGCCGCCCGAGGTGGCCCGTGGCGCGTACGGCTGGAGCGACATCCCCGGTCAGGAGCGCTCCACGTTCGGCTGGCGCGAACCAGGCCGTCCCTTGCAGATGCCACCGGGCTACTTGCAGCAGGTGGGCTACGACTATCAGCCGCCGCCGTATCAGCCGCCGGATCCGGGCCTGACGGCGCATCTGGGCGGACCGCCAGCCGCGCCGGGATTGATTGCCTCCGGCAACATCGACCTGAATAGCCGCCCGGTGGTGCGCAACCCCGATGGCACGATCAGCACCGTGCGCTCGATGTCCTTTGGCGACGAGCAGGGGCGCGAGGTGCTGGTGCCGACGGTCAGCGACAGCGGACAGGTGCTGTCCAATCAGCAAGCCATCGACCAGTACTACAACACCGGGCGCCATCTGGGTGTGTTCACGTCACCTGACGCGGCCACGGCATATGCGCTTGCGCTCCATCAGGCGCAAGAAGCCCAGTACGGGGGGAACCGCTGATGCCTGACGACATAAACGAGTGGAATCCAGACGCCGCAACGTGGATGCGTCAGGTCGCATCCGACAACGCCACGCGTGCCTACAACACGTCGATGGCGGAAAACGCCAATGATCGTCTGGCGCTCGATAAGGCCAAGTTTGCATGGCAGCAAACCATGGACAAGGCCGGCCTCACGGGCAAGTTTGAAGACAACTGGACGATGCCCACCCAGCAGTGGTTCACCGGCCAGTTTGGAACGTGGAACCCCGCTGGACCTACCCCTGGCCAGGAGACCATGGCGCGCGAGGCGCAGACGTACGGCCAGCAGATGGGCTACGGCCAGATGTACGGCCAGTACTTTGCCCCAGGGACCGCGCCCACCGCTGGCCAGCAGACCCAGGCGGCGCAGCAGCAGGCGTATAACCAAGCCGCGACCGCCGCCGGGCTGACCGGCTGGTTCGCCCCGCCCGGCACCACCGGCCAGGGCACCCAGACATTGGCCGGGCAGCAGCAGCAGTTTGCCCAGGGGCTGCAAACGCAGCAGGAGCAGCGCGCCGCCCAGGCGCAGCAGCAGTCCCAGACCCAGGCGTACTTGCAGATGCTGGCCAACTTGCGCGGGCCAGCCGATTGGTACAAGTACCAGCAGGTGCTCGGCTCTACCCCCGGCGGCATGCGCGATCTGTACGCGGCAGCCATGGGCCAGTACGTGCCCGGCGGCGGCGCCACCACCGGTATGCAGCCCCAGGCTGCCAGCCTTCAGAGCATGCAGGCGCAGATCGGCGGCTACCCGTACGCCGGCCAGGGCACTGGTCAGCTCATGCAGCCGAGCGTGTACCAGTACAACCCGTCCATCTACGGTCAGGCCACCTACGGTCAGCAGCCCCAGGCGCAGCAGGCCCAGCCGCCCGGCTACCTGCCCAACGTGTACCCGCAGCAGCAGCAGGGCAGTGGCCAGACGTGGGGCAGCGGCATTGGCATCGGCACTCAGGAGACCACGCCCGCCCAGCAGCAGCAGGCCACCGGCAACGGCACCAACATGTACGGCAACATGCCGGCGCCGAATCAGGTCGCCGCCCAGAGCTGGAAGAATCTCGCCCCATCCCAGCAGCAGATGATGCTCGGCCAATGGGAATCCCAGGGCTGGGACAAGGGCGACGTCCAGGCGCTCATGAATCAGGCGCTCCCGAAGTACGGCAGTAACGCCCCCACCGCAGGAACGTGGCGGATGCAGTAGCCGATGACGATGCTCCCGGACGTCACCGAGGACGAGTGGCGGCGCTGGCAGTCCGATCAGTTTCAGCGCAACACCCAACAGCAGATCGATGGCCACGCCTTCGAGTACGCCGCCAACGCCGACATCGCCTCCCTGACGCCCGCGCCTAGCAGTGATCAACTGACCAACCCGACCGGCACGCGCTTTGCACCGCCCGCCCAGGCGCCGCCGCCCGAGCCACCAGCACCGGAGCAGCCAACGGCACCCGCTCCGGCGGCGCCACTACCCACGCCGACTCCAGCGCCCGCACCGTCGCCCAGTCCTGCGCCGCCTCCGAGCGCAGCTCCCCCCAGCGGCGGTGCGAGCGACTGGTTCGGGGACGCCATCAACGCCGTGGAGCGCGCCGGCGGCGACGCCGCCACCTTCGCCCGCAACCTGCACAGCGGTGCGTCTGATGTGATGAGCGCTGCCTTCAACGCCGCCGATCGAGCTGGCGCGAACATGCAGCAGTTTGCCCAGACGTTCCAGCCGCCGCCGCCTCCGACCCCCGCCGCAGCTCCGTCGTCGTTCCAACTCCCAGGCGCTGGCGTTGCGGCGGGTCCGGGTGGAGACTTGCGCGCGTACGCCCGTCAGGCGGCAGGCAAGTACGGCATCGATCCGGACATCTTCGAGCGCCAGATCCAGCAGGAGTCTGGCTTCAGCCCGACGGCCAGGAGTGGCGCGGGTGCGATCGGCATCGCACAGTTCATGCCCGGCACCGCCCAGGGCATGGGCATCGATCCGACCGACCCGTACGCCGCCCTGGACGCGGCGGCGAAGATGGACGCCCAGAACCTGAAGCAGTTCGGCAGTTACGACAAGATGCTCGCCGCGTACAACGCTGGCGGCGGCGCCGTGCAGAAGTACGGTGGCGTGCCGCCATTCGAGGAAACCCAGCGCTACGTCTCGAACATCATGGCCGGCCAGATGCCCGGAGTGAGCGGTCCACTCCGTGGTCT